AGAACAAGAGAAGCTAGTCAAAGCAGAAGGTATTGAAGAACGTGAGCACCTCACACTCAATCCAAACTCTATGTTTGATGAACGCTTTGAAGCTGTAATGGTTGACATGTTGGCTGGCAGGCACATCAGTCAAACGAAACCACAATCCCCTGGACTATTTGAACTACCAGAGGATCATGAAACTGGTGATGATGACCCCACATCAGACTTTTAATTCACTTAACCTTATACAAGAGTCATTACATTATGTCTAGACGCGCAGATCTATTACAGCAACTTATTCAATCAGATAAGTTTGGAGATGAGAAGTCACAAGAACAAAAGTTCCTGGCGGCAACTGCTGAACTAATCCTTACTGATTTAATTAATATTGCATCTAATGGTGTCCTTGCTCAAGGTGCTGGTGCATTAATCATCAACCTTCAGAACGACTCAACAACTTTCATGTCAGGTTCCGCTGTGGAATTTGATCTTCAGACTGCAGAGTCTGAGGAAGATACTGATGTTGTTGACTTCCTTCGCAAGTTGCTCGAAGAAATTGATGAGAATGACTGGTCAAAAAATGTACTAATTACCTTGATCAGTGATGCTGGAACAAGAACATTTGCAGTCGAAGCAGGTGGGAGCCAAGAAAGCTTCCGAGCGATCGCAGCAGAATTTACAGAATAAGCTAAAGGAAAGCGGACTAAAGCTGCCTCTCTATCCAACTCCCCAGTTGATTGAGAGAGCACGTCAAGTCATGGGAAGTATTGACTACGACCCAACGTCTGATCCTATTCAGCAGGTGCTAGTTGACGCTACGTCTGTGCCTTCCCTGGAGACAAACCCTCTACAGGAGCACTGGCATGGCAACGTCTGGGTATCTCCCAAGGGAGCTGTACGTAATACACGCATCTGGTTAAACAAAACTATTAATGAATACAGAAACAACCACATCAAAAGCTTTGTCTTTTTTACGAGTGCGTCTGAGATTATTCGCGCCACTCCTGTTATTTGGGACTATCCTGTATGCATTCCTTTCAGGCGGATTAAACAACTTCGCGCTACAAGTCAAGGCTTCGAGTCCGTCTGTCCATCAACATGGAACGTCTTACTCTACGGGCCACCACTTGACGCTACCATTAGCGACATCGATAAGGTCACCCTGTTTTACAACAGCTTCCGTGACATAGGTCGAGTTATATATAATGAGTATGCTGGCGACAACTGGGCTAAAGACCTAGAGCATTACGAAGAACATAAGGGAGATGTGTGATGAGTAGACATATCTCACCGGAAGCTTTTTATAACCTGCCCTCAGGTTCAAAGGTTCATCCTTGCCGTCTGATTCATAAGGACGGAACTTTGATGTGGAAGCACGCTCTGCTATGCAACAACGAGTTCATGTCTCTGCCTATCGAAGCAGCGCATGAAGCACACATCATTAAGACAGCGCAACGCTTAGAAGAGTTGAACTCCTGGGTGTCACAAGGCTTAAGTCCTTGGGAATGCTTGCGTCCTATCCAGTGGTACAACCCTGGCATCAAAGAATTCTCTGAAGGAATCTCTGTTGAGTTTGCTCACACTACGTTGCCAGCTGAAATCATTTTTGATAACCTACTAAAACATAAGCAAGAGCACGAGTCTCTCACTTATGTCGGTAATATATTTAGATTTAAACGATGCTGATATCTAGCTCATCTTCGAGATCAACCGCTTCAAGTACCACTCAGCCTTCTTTGCATCCTCGATTGGATTGTCCTTGAGCCATAGACGCAGCATGTACTTCAGGACTTGTGCCTGGAGCATGCCTTGTGTCGTATTGGGTGCTGTCTTGATTGCATCTTCAATAATGTCAATCACTTCCTGCTTGCCTGCTGTGTAATGACTAGGGCTATTAACCCGGTCATCTCCTTCTGCTCCAAGGATCCCATCTTCTGCTGGAATATTAAAGTTCCAATCAGTATATTCTTTGAAGTCATTAGTGAATTTGATGTAATCCATGTATCCGCAATCATATGTTTCACTACCTAATATAAGAGTAACGACTCCTAAATGTGATATGACTGCACCAAAAGGTGACCCCACTTATATAGATGATAAGGAGCAACACTTTATAGATGTTGCAAAGGCAGTTGGCAAAGCATCTACCCACCCATTAGTTCCTGGCGGGTGTGTTATCGTCCGAGACAGAGAGATCTTGGGAGACGGTAGGTCATTACTTACTGACTCCAAAGTTGAGATCGATCCTGTTTGCTATGCCATCGCTGGTGCTTGCAAACGTGGCGCACCTATGACGGGTGCTGTCATCTACACCACGCGCTATCCATTCTCTGCATCAATCTTTCAAGCTCACATCATGGGCATACGAAAGATTGTCATCCTTGCTCACGAGTGGGAGCCTTACTACAAGGACGAGTTCCGTAGAGCTGCACGGCTCGCACGCGAACTAAACATCGCTATCGAACCTCACTTTGAAGATGAAGATCCACGCCTGTCTGTTAACAAGCACGCCAACAGGAAGATAGATAAGGAACTATATCCAGACCCTGACTCAGAAAAACCACCAATCGAATCCATCCATGACAACTGAACTACTGTTTGACATAGAAAGCACAGGACTATTACGTGTAGGTTCCACTATTCACTGCATCGTTATGCGTGATATGGCTAACGTAGAAGAAGCAGAAGTCTTTGATTACAAGCCTGAACGTGCTGTGATCCAAGGCGTTAAGGCGCTTGAGCGTGCTGACACTCTTATCGGACACAACATAATTGGCTATGACATTCCTCTCCTTAAGGAACAGTTTCCAGACTTTGCTCCAAGAGGTCAGGTACTTGATACTTTGGTTCTCTCTCGTCTTTATTATCCACATATTTCTGATCGCGATTATGAGAGAAGACCTGACGGAATGCCTCAGCGGATGTATGGCAGGCATAGCCTCGAAGCCTGGGGCTACCGACTAAAGTGTTTTAAGGGAGACTTCGCTAAGAACACAAGCAACGACTGGTCTACTTACACACCTGAGATGTTGGATTACTGCATCCAAGATACTCAAGTGACGGTGAAACTATACGAACTACTACAAAGGAGAATGAATGACTACGCCTGATTACGTCGCACTTGAAATGCGTATGGCTGAGCTGATGTCTCAGCAAGAAGCAAGTGGATTCCGTTTCGATATGGAAGCAGCAGTGCGTGTGCGTACTGAGCTGCAACAAGAGTTCGATGATCTAACTAAGACCATCACCGCTACGTACCTCTACGTGCCTGGGAAAGTCTTCACCCCTAAGCGTGCAGACAAGAAGAAAGGGTACGTTGCAGGCGCTCCTATGACCCGCTTATCTGACTTCAACCCTACTAGTCGTCAGCATATTGCTTGGGCTTTGCAGAACTTCCGTGGTGCTCGTTTCACCAAGGTGACTGACACTGGAAAGCCAAAGGTTGATGAAGCGACTATCTCTGAAGTGCGTGACATCGCTCTGTCTGCAGGGCAGCAGCAGCTCCATGACGAGTGTGGAATGTTTATCCGGTTGTTCACACTGCAGAAGTGGCTGGGTCAGCTGTCCGAGGGAACCAACTCTTGGTTCAACTCTATTGAGGGGGACGGCTGTATCCACCACAGCTGCCTATTGGCAACACAAACTGGACGAAATATTCACCGGGGTCCCAACTTGGGCCAGGTCGTTTCTGCTCCATGGGCACGTGAACTATTTGTTCCATACCCTGGTCACGTCATGGTGGGCTGTGACTTAGAAGGGCTGGAGCTAAGGCTGCTTGGGCACTACCTGGCAGTCTTCGATGAAGGTGCCTTCGCTGAGGTTGTGGTCAACGGTGACATTCACCAGCAGAACGCTGACCGTGTGGGCTGCACAAGATCGCAGGTCAAGACCCTCACGTATGCGTTCATATATGGTGCCGGTGACGTGAAGCTTGGACATAGTCTTAGTCCTGAGCTGTCTGACGCACAGAAAAAATCACTTGGCGGTGAACTACGCCGCAAATTTCTTGACGCTATCCCTGGATTGGAGCCATTAGTAGATGCAGTTAAACTCAAAGTTCGCTCAACTGGTCGCCTTAGGGGCCTTGATGGGCGTCCTATATTCTGTCGTGCTGAGCACAGTAGTCCCAACTTCTTACTTCAGTCTGCCGGAGCAATCATCTCCAAAAGATGGGTGGTGATTGGTCAGCAACTGTTAGATGATGCAGGGCTTACGTATGACCGTGACTACACCCGTTGTGCATACATTCATGACGAATGTCAATTCAGTGTTGTCCCCTCAGAAGTTGACAGAGTGAAAATGCTATTAGAAGCAGCAGCACCTGAAGCTGGTAAATACTACAACCTGCGTGTGCCTATTGCGGCTGCATCAGGTCATGGAAATTCATGGCAAGAGACCCACTAATGAAGTACTTTGTATATGTATATAGCGCAGACAACGGAACTGCGTATTACGTTGGTAAAGGTTCTCTTAAGCGTGTCTTTATGAAGCACTCAGTACCAGTACCTAGTCATGACTTTGTTCAGTATTTTACTTTTACTACTGAACAAGAAGCTTGGGATACTGAAATACAATTGATTGCTTTCTATGGTCGAAAACAAGATGGTGGCACACTAATGAATTTATCTACTGGAGGTAAATGTGGTACACAAGGAGTAGTTCAAACACCTAAGCAACGTGCAATCCGAAGTGAAAAAGCTAAACGTCATATCAAAGAAAAGGGGCACCCCCAGCAAGGAAGAAAAGGCGCTCGTTCTCATAATAGTTTGACTTACTTAGTTACTACTCCAAGTGGTGATGAGCTTTCTATCTGTGGTATCACACAGTTTTGTCGTGAAAATAACCTCACGCCTAGTGCTATGGTTGCTGTCTCTAAAGGAACTAGAACTCACCATAAAGGTTTTACTTGTTCTAGAATATAAATACGTTCATCTGCTAACTTTAGCGGACGCAAGTACTCTACGAATGAGAGGAAGGAACGGGAAACGTACCACATCACTATGGAGTTTCCAATGACCCAATTACAAGCCCGTGCTGTCGAGAATGCTCGCAAAGAGTACCGTCGTGCACAGAACGAACTGCGCGTACACCGTCTATCTGAGACGCGTTACCGTGGTATTCCTACAGTTAAAGCTGACACTCCTCAAGAGCGTCACGGCTGTTTCACATATCGTGGCGTTAGTTACTGCCACTAATTGACAATTAAGTTTGTGTCCCCTCACCTAACGGTGGGGTCTTTTTTTGTTTTTTTATAACATATAATAATCTAAGCGATGAGTATAAATCGCTATACATACGTATTACATCTATTATGAAATCTATTATTGCCGTTGCAGCTCTGTCTGCACTGTCTGCTCCTGCTATCGCTGG